TGATTATTCTGAGTATAAATTCAATTTCTTCTTTATTGTATTCTATTGTTTGAGGTGATGTTGGTACCTCAATTTTATCTATTAATGCCATAACTAATTAATTACTTTTTATGCCCAAACAAATATATCACTTGTGTCTGTTGCTGTGTAAAAGTTACCATACCCGTATGTAGCACCACCATAAGATGGGTTAGCAGGTCGGGAAGCTAATAAACCATATTGTGTTGTATTAACATAACCATCAATAGAAGCAAATGAAGATGATAGAGTATTTAAACTTGATTGCAGTACCCATCTATTTTCTGGCGTCCCATACCCGAAAGCATGCCCTGAACCAGCGGCAGCATTCTGGATAATAATACCACCATCTACATCTGTATTTGAACCAGAAGCAAGCAATATAAATTGATCAGCAATTTGTAATACTGAGGATGATATTGTTGTAGTTGTACCTTGAACATTTAAGTTACCCGGAAGAGTAATTGTCCCAGCAGCATTACCAATTCTCATTTGAAGTGCAGAACCACCAATATTAATTTGAGTTGCTGTTGAATTGAATAATGAAGCTGTTAATTGTGTTGTTGTTATATCACCACCATTTACTGCTAAATCACCTGCTATAGTAACATTTGTAGGTAAACCGATTGTCAGTGTTTGTCCTGACATAACAGTTGATATCTCATTAGTAGTGCCTAATATAGATAATGCTTGATTTGATAAATTTATATTACCATTTCCAGATGAACCAGAAACATTTAATGTTCCTCCGTTTAAAGCAAATGATGCTGTTGCAGCAAATGAAGCACTAGTTGCAAATGAAGCACTATTTGCATTTAAAGCAAATGATGCTGTTATTGCTTGAGAAGCACTAGTTGCAAATGAGCTTGATAATGCTTGGGATGCATAAGACGCTGTCCCAAATAATGAACCCGAAACAACTGCAGTAGTTAATGTTAAACCAGCAATAGAAGTTACAGTAGTACCTAAATTTACAGGCGTTGTTCCAATTATAGAACCCGAATTAAGTAAGCTAGAATTTGGTACAGCAGATAATCCCCATGTTAGCGTATCCGTTCCTGAGTTGCCTGAGATGGTTAAACCTTGTCCAGATGATGAAGCAAAATTTAAAGATCCTGATGGAGAATCTGCTATTAAAACTGTTCCATTTATAGAAGCAGTTGCAAATGCATTCTTAGATGGTACTGTTGCTGAGGTTAAATACCCGGCATCATTAAATAATTGTGATATATTACTGCCCGACGTGACGAGCTTTTTCCATTCAGCCATTATATTATTTTATATTAGTAAATATTATTTTTGATGATAAATATTAAGGAATACCAATAAAGTATTCTCCACTAGCTGAGTAGATAAAACCCCCTGATATTGCTGTGGGTGTATTATAGAATGGAGATAAAACCATTACTCCTTCATTATTAACAGCAAAGTATGTACTTCCCGTAATTTGAATCTGTAGTGCATCTCTACTAATATTTGTTGAATTAACTGTTAAAGCAGCATTACTAGATGTTGTATTGACTGACATCCCAGATTCAGTAACATAAATATTACTTGATGTAAGATCATTATTAGAAGTAAACATAGCTACATAATTTTCTAAACCATCAAATAAAACAAATGATGCCGTATTAGCATATGAAGCTGTACCTAATAAAAAACCAATTATTGATCCGCTTACATTTAGCGATCCAGTTATTTCAACTACTGAACTGTAGGCATAAATAAGGTTTGATCGAGTTGCATCTGATGTTCCATTTCCATGAATAAAAGCTCCTGCTACTGAAGATGATATGTTGTATTGACCTTGTACGTGTTGGTAATCTCCTTTTGCTACTGTACCAGATCCTTCAGCATGTGAAAATTGTCCTGATGCTTGGGTGCTGTATCCTTCGGCGTGTGAATACTGTCCTGATGCTAGTGTATTATACCCTTCTGCATGTGAACCTGTTGCTGTGGCTTGTGTGGTATCTCCTTCTGCATGTGAACCATATCCTGATGCTCGTGATGCTATTCCTTCTGCATGTGAGTATTGTCCTGATGCTCGTGTAGTAAATCCCTCTGCATGTGATCCTATTCCTGATGCTGAGGTTAATAGGCCTTCCGAATGAGACCCTGTTGCTGTTGCAAAAGATCCAGATCCTTCTGCGTGTGAGGACTGTCCTGTTGCTCTTGTATAGCTTCCTTCTGCATGTGAATACTGTCCTGTTGCTTGTGTTGCTTGACCTTCAGCATGGGTATATGCATTTGATGCAACTGTTGCACCTCCTTCTGCATGTGAATACTGTCCTGTTGCTTGTGTTGCTTGACCTTCAGCATGTGAACCGTATCCTGTTGCTTTTGCACCATCTCCTTCAGCGTGTGAGTATTGTCCTGATGCTGAGGTTTGTAGGCCTTCTGCATGTGAACCTGTACCGGGTGCAAAAGATCCTGATCCTTCTGCATGTGAGAACTGTCCTAATGCTTTGTTTCCTGCTGCTCCTTGAGATAAAGAACCAGTTATAATTACAAATTGGTTTAGTGGATTTACGTACGAAGCTGTTAATGCATTGGAAGATGTGCCAAATAGTGATCCTGTTATTCCTTGAGTTACATCTAAAGATCCTGTTATTATTAATGAACCTGTTATTAGAGCTGAACCTGTATAAGGAAAAGGTGATGCTGGGCCAGTTGTCGTGGTACCATCTGCTAGTAGGTACTGGTTACTTGCTCCAGGTTTAATGAATCCTTGTGTAGAAGTAGTTGAACCTGTTACTTGGACTCCACCCAAATCTACTATTAGTCCATTCTTTATTATAAGTTCGTTTGCCATAGGGTTATTACCTTTCTACTTTCAGGGTTATGCTATTATAAATATATGATTTATTTCTTTATAGTCCGAATCTTGTTTTTGTTGCATTATAGTTTTGTAGTACTTCTTGTGAGGAAAGTGCTCTGTTATAAAATTGTATTAGTGAAACAGAACCACCTACTGTCCCAAAAACAAAATTAAGATTACTTGTGTTAGAGTTAGGTGTTCTTGTTGTAGAACCTATAAATATTCCATCTTGGTATAAACGGGTGGTTGTATTGTCTCTGGTTAATGTTAAATGAGTATAAATACCTGAAACTAAAGTTCCATATAAAGTACCAGTATCTAAAGCGTTATAATATGAACCTCCATATAATATGCTAATTTTATTTCCTGGTGTGTTATTATTTCCACCACCATTTATATAAAAACCTAAACCTGTTGATGCACCATTTCCTAGATAAGTAAGGATATTTTCTTGATTTATACCATTCCATTTATACCATATTGTACTTGTTGTGTTATTACCTCCAGAGTTAGTGAATGGTGTGTTAAAGGAATCATTTACTCCATCAAACACAATACTTCCTCCATTTCCAGAATCAAAAGTTGGTCCATTTGTAAGTGTTCCATTATTTTGATTTCCAGATATATCTTTCCAAGATGTTCCTGTTCTTGGATATGAATCTAATTTAGCTGCATCTAAATCTAAGACAAGTCCATCTCTGACTATTCCTCCGTAATATCCTATTCTTCCTGCCATTATAGTCCGAATCTTGTTTTTGTTGCGTTATAGTTTTGTAGTACTTCTTGTGAAGAAAGTGCTCTGTTGTATATTTGAAACTGTGCTATACTGCCACTTAGAAAATAAGGTCCACCATAATCCCCAAAAGTTGCTAATCTTAAATTTCCTACGGGTTCTTGTATAGTTGTAGGTATTGAATTTGTAGAACTATTTTGGGTTCCGTTAATATATATAAGAGTTTGATTTAAACTCCTATTAAAGACTGCTGTAGCAATTTGCCAATTTCCATCATTAATATTCATAGTAGAAATTAAGGTTATTTTACTTGGACTACCAAAAGAGAACGCTAATTTACCTGAGCTCGTACCAACCCAAAAATCTGCACCTCCTCCATTGTATTTACCAATTAATACATGGATGGTTGATGTTGTAGTTTTAAAAACTAAATTAAATGTAAATGAATTCTGGTATGATAAGGTATCCCCACAATTTACACTAGTGTTACTTCCATTAAACACAATATTACCACCACTTCCAGAATTAAAAGTTGGTCCATTTACAAGTGTTCCATTATTATTACTTCTAGATAAGTCAGTCCAAGTGGTAGAACCACTTACGATAGATTTAGAGTTAGCGGCATCAAGATACAAAACCAACCCATCAGTTACTACTTTTGGTGAAAAATTAAATGCCATTTATATACTTCTTACTATTGTTTTTATAGTCCATGCTGATGATGAGGCTGATCCTGTTAGTACCATGTTTGATCCTGATATGAATACACCAAATGTTACTCCTGATGTTGTACCAAAATTTGTTGTAGTCATTTCTGTATAATTTACTGAACTTCCTGACCACATTGCCATGATTTGTCCTGCTCTAGCATTTGAACCTGAGCGTAATGTGTATTCGAAAAATGCACCATCATAAGATGCTGTTGGTACTGCATATACTGTAAAAGATCCTGAGTTTGTTAGTAAACGTTTAGTAGTTGTTACTAGAGCTGGTGCTTGGTAATTTCCTACTAAAGTAGTATTGTCTGAGAATACTTCTAGGATTGGTAGACCTGAGATATCATTAACTGAGAATAGGGATCCTGATAATGAATCTGTAACTGAGAATAGTTCTCCTTGCGAACCTTGTACTGTGAATATGGGTTGATTAGATCCTGATCCTACTACTGTAAGGATTGAACCGGAAATTGTACCTAAAGACCCTGATAGCTTGGTTGTACCTACTACCTCTAATTTATAAGCAGGTGATGTAGTTCCAATTCCTATATTAGAAGCTGACTGGTAAAGTACACTACTTGATAAAGAAGTTGATGTATTCCAAAGTGGAATATAATTGGTTGTACCTCCTAAAACATTTGAAGCTGTAGCTGCATTTATTGCATAAGAGGCTGTTCCGAGTAACGATCCTGTTATTCCTCCAGTTACATTTACTGAACCTGTTACTCCTAGTGAGCCTGTTATTAAGGCTGAGCCTGTGTAGGGGAAGGGAGATACATATCCTGATAGATATGAAGCCGTTAATGCATATGAAGCACTTAGTGCGGGATTATTACCGGTAAAGATAGATCCCGTTACATATGAAGCTGTACTTGCGAATGAAGCGGTGCCTGCAAATTGAGAGGTACTTGATCCTGTGTAAGAATTAAAAGAGGAAGTAGTTACAAATGAACCTGTATCTACAGTACTCCCAGCATTTAAAGCAAAAGATGCTGTTAATGCATAAGAAGCTGTTCCAAATAATGAACCTGTATGAGTTCCTATAAAACTTCCTGTAAAGCTCCCTGTATTATAGCTGCTTGTAAAAGAGTTAAAAGAAGATGTAGTAACAAAAGAACCTGTATTAATAAGTGAACCTGTGCTAATGGGACCAGGTGGTCCTTGAGGTCCGGGGGTAGCTATTTCAATAACATTGGTGACTTGTTGAGGTATAACCAGCACATTGCTAATATCATTATTAACATCTACTGTGTTAAATGTACTCTCTACATTAACACTATTTATTGTATTATTGATTTGAATCTGACTCATTAGCTCGCTACAGTAACTTCTTTACTTAATCTAACTTTACCTTCAAGTATTCTATCAACTATAGGACAATTCCCACTTCCGGAAATTATATCTAGATCATAAACGGCATCGTAAAAATTAAACATAGAAGAAGTACATGAAGCGATGTATATAGTAATTCCTCCGGATACCGCATTAGACATGTTTAATCCCGTACCATCGGGGTTTAAACTACTACTTAAAGTAATAATAGGAATACTAGAACTATATGAGTTTCTAATTTGCATTTTAGAACTATATTGAGTAAGATTAACAGGTACCCCTAAACTATCTTTATAGATTAGTGGAATTTCAACTGTTGAACCTTGTTCAATTGTAAAAGAATATTTACCTGCGGCCATGTGTGTGTGGAATTACTATCGATAAATATTAACTAATTACTAGTCTCTGAAATCTTGGTATACTTGAAGTATAGGAGATACTATATCATGTCTATGGTTGGCTTTTAATGCAAATACTTTAAATCCTTTTACATGTTCTTCAATTCTTGTTAAGAATGAAAACCCTGTATCTTTTTTAGTTTTTAAATCTATTTGAGCTAAATCTCCACATATTACCATTTTAGAACCTTTACCTAGTCTTCCTAAAACCGTTTCCATTTGATCGTGAGTTACGTTTTGTGCCTCATCTACAATTACAAATGAATTAACAAATGTTCTACCACGCATAAAGGCAAATGGTACTATTTCAATATTTCCGTATTCTAGTTCTTTATCTACTTTATCTTTACCATATAACATATAAAGATTATGATAGATTGGAGCTAACCATGGATCCATTTTTTCTTTTAAGTCACCAGGTAAAAACCCTAGTTCCTCTTTAGCTACTGTAGGTCTTGTTATCACAATTTTATCTACATCGCGCTTAAATAGCATATCTAACGCGGCTTGAACGGCGACAAGTGTTTTTCCACTACCGGCCATTCCTTTTAAAACTACTACAGGATTTTCTACGATTAAAGCTTTCGCTTCTTTTTGTTCGTCATTAAGTTGGAGATTGAATTTAATTGGATTTTTAGGTTTTCTCTTTGGAGTGAAAACTTCATCAGTGTGATGGTTTGAAGTCATAATGTAACGTTTTGGTTTCGTATAAATATGAAAAAAAAGAGCCGAGCTTGCGCTCGACTCTAATCTTTACTAAATATTTAGTTATTAGTTAATACCTAAGGCATTTAAACCATTAACGAATACTTTACCGTAGAATTCAGGACGTACCATTTTCTTAGCGTAACGAGTCATGATACCTTTTCTTGGAGTGAAGGTTTCAGGATCGTACACAAGTGGAGTCATTAACAACGGAACGTATGGAGCATAAACAGCACCTGATTCAAGGAATTGAGCACCTTTATAACCCATAAGGATTACGTTATCACTGAAGTAAGGGTTTACATATACTTTGTAACGAGAGTTTAGAGAACCAATTTTTTGGCTACCAAAGTTGAATACTTTATCCAATTCAGCACCTGCATCTGAAGCATATCCTGGGATAGACTGCATGATAGTAGCTACTGCTGGAGAAATTACCAAGAAGTTAGCTTGACCTCTAAGAGTTTTTTGCAAGATTTTGTTAGATACACCTTGTAATACAGTACCTAAAGTTGCGAACCAACCACCTTGTGTGTTGTAGAAACCACCAGTTGTAGTTGAAGTTTGAACGAATGTTGAACCATTCCAAATTTTATTGTTTTCTGCTGACCAGTAACCTGTAGTAGCTGCCTCTTCAGTCAACATACCTAAGATTTCTAAGTCAATCTCCATAGCAATGTATTGAGATAACAATCCAGTTAATTCAGCTTCAGCATCGATGTTTTGGTAAGCATTCAAATCTTGAGCTAACTCAGGAGTCCATTGTGCTTTTAATTTTCTTGTTTTCGCAACGATAGCATCTGATTTCATTTGGATGTTAACGGTTGGGATAACGATTTGATCTTGGCTTAACGAGTTAGGAATAGCGATTCCAGTATTGTCAGCTTCAAAATCACCTCTTAATGCAGGAGTAGTTTCTTTTTCGTAGAAAATTGCGATAGAACCAGATGAGTTAGCACCTGTTAATGCAGCAGTTGTAACGAATTGTAAAGCTGTTGCTCCAGATCCACTTGTATAGTTAGTGAATTGTTGTAATACGTTGATTCCACTAACTAAAGAGCTACTTGGAATAAATGCTTGTGCAGCTAAGAAGTCAGCATTTGTAAGTAAAGAAGCAGAAACATCAGAAATGTTGATTACATACAATGAACCTGTAGAAGACTCATAACGAGAATCCCAGTTAACTTGGCTTAATGAGTTTACTAAAGATGCAGAATAAGTTACAGATTGTGTGAACTGGTTCATTGAGTAACCATATCTACCTTGTCCGTAAAGACCACCTGTTGGGTTAACGTTAGTGATGTCATAGTTTGTAGCTTGAACATCAGCTAATGAACCGTAAAGTGATTTGTTTTGTTGGAACGGAGTTTTGTTGTTTCCGTATTGGAAATCTAGATAAAATACAAGACCAGAAGGCATAGCCATTGGTTGTACAGATACGAATTCTTTAGCTACGATTTCAGCGAATACTCTACGTACTAAAGGTAGTGCAATACCAGCCCAGTTTTCACCAGTACCACCAAGCATTGAGTTTGTACCAGCAGTAATGTTGGTTTCAACTACTAATTGTTTTGCTTGGTTTTCAAGGATAACAGCCATGTTGTTTTTCTCAACTTGGTTGTTGATTCCTTCAAGAAGTCCACTTTTTTGCCATTTAGTAGCAACTCTTGCTGCTTCTGCTTGTTGGCTTTTCCATGGATTTGCTCCTTCTAAGAGCATGTTTAAATTGTCCATTTTTTTTAATTTTAATTTGTTTGGTTTATGTTTGCTAATTTTTGCATTCTAGTTACCCATTCATTGTTTTCAACAATTGGTTTTCTAGGAGCCATACCTGCAGCTTTAGAAGCGAATCCTAATGATTCTTTCAATTGAGTTTTACCTTTAGTTGGAGCAATAAATGCTTCAGCTAATGACTCATATACTAATTTAGCTTCTTTAGCAGATTCTGCTTTGTCGAATGCTTTCACAACTTTTAATTTTTGTGACTCGTTTAAGTTTTTAGCGTTAAATATTTTATTAACGTAAAGCAACTTAGCGTTTAAAAGATTAACTTCATTAAGTTCTGTACGAAGAGTTTCAACAGCTTCTAAAGCTAATGTTAATTCTTCTTTCAATTTCTTTTTGTAGTCTTCAACTCCTTCTTCTTCAGCAGTGTCTTTTTTATCACCACGTTTAGCTGCAGGGACATCTCCTTTATTACCACCGTATTTTTTACGTTCGTCTAATTCACCTGCTTTTTTACCTTTTTCGAACTCATATTTGTCTACTTTAGATCTTTCAGCACGGCTTTCTCTTTTTTCACCTAATAACTCAGCTAAGATATCGTCTAAGTCTTCTTCTAAATTCATGTCTTCTTCGTCTGCAGCCATTTCTGCATCCCCAGCCATATCCATAGCGTCAACTTCAGCTTCGTCATCGTAGCCTTCTCCGTCACCAGCACCTCCAGTTTCCTGGTCGATGATGTCTTTAATTAAGCTTTCTAACTCATCCATAGATAAGTCTTTAACTTCTTTTTCCTTTTCGTTTTCTTCTTCAGCTTCATCTTCAATGTCTTCAGCATCTTCTTCAGCGTCGATCATTTCTTCTTCGTCTTCGTCTTTTGCTTCGTTTAATTCATTTTCTAATTCTGCAAGAATTTCGTCAAGGTCGATTTCGTCTATAGAGTTGTCACGATCAGTATATTCTTCTTGATCAGCTCCCTCCATTGGGATATCGTTCATCATGTTTTCGTCGAATTCTTCATCCATTTGACCTTCAGCTTCATATTCTTCTCTTAATCGAGCAGAGAACATTGACTGTAGACGTGGAGCGAAGGCTTCTTCGAGAGCAAGTTTTGCTTGTGTAAGAGCAGTTTCACGAACGGCTTTAGCATCAGCAATAGCTTCCTTTAAAAGGGCTTTTGTGTCTTTCATTTTTTCCTAAAATTTGTTTTTGTGGAATAAGCTTATTGAGTAAAAGCTTAATAGGGATTTGTGTTTGTAGTGACGAGATATATAAGGATATCTCATTGGTCCTTAATAAATATATGTGGAAAATAAAAAACCGCAACATCGTTGCGGTTCTTTTTTAATTTCCTTGACCTATATATAGTTTTTTGTAATTTTTTGAATTTTTTAACTTAGATGTTTTATTTTTTGAATGAACACCTGGTCTTTTTCTTTTTGGTTTCGCTATATAGCTAATAACGGAACTGGTTTTTGCCTTTGCTGCCATTGGAATAAATTTATTATTTTATACTTGAAAAAACATTATTGGAGCGCTTGTTGTATCTAAAGAAGCACTTGTTATCACTAAATCCATAACAGTTCCTGGAGGTAAAAATAATCCAGTAGCAGTAGTAGTACCAAGAGAAAAAGCATTTCCATTACCGTCTTTTAAAGCTGATATGTGGCCGTTTGCAGTTGAAGCTGATCCTGAGGCAAAACACTGTATTCTATTAAATGATCCTGTTATTGATTGTCCTTGACGTAGTAGGACTGCTGATGGGAATGGCATATTATTGTAAGTTTACTAGTTTATATTTAGTTGAATAAAGTAAATCTTCAACATTATCTATTTGGTTTTGGATATAACTATCACACATATTCGGAGCTTGTCTTAATGTTCTAACAATAGCACATAATTTATCAAAATAAGCAACTATATTTCTTGAATCACAGTTGTTATCTAATCCAGCTACAGGTTTAAATTCAATTAATCCGTTTTTACCTTGATATGATTCAACTAAACTATCTGTTAATCCTACTATTTCCTCATAGTAACCTTGTAATGCTACATGAGCAGCATATGCTCCTGCTCCACTTACTCCTAAATGGAATACATGCGCTTGGGTTCTAGAGTGAAATAAAATTGATGCTAATTCTTCCATTATTATTTAGTATTTGGTAGTTCACAAGAACAAAATCCTGCTCTGTTGCAAAGAATATCTGTTATTAGTTCGTTAATTTTTTGTAATTGTGGTTGTTGTTTTGGTACAGTATAATTAAGAGACTCATTAACAACTTCCATAAACGCACCTTGTGTTGATGGTGTTGAAACAAAATCCCAACATACAATATCTAAGTCGTCTTGTACTTCAACTGTTTCACCAATTTGTTTTACAGATCCCATAGCACGAGAAGAAATACCAACAGTAATACCTGCTAAAAGTAATTCTTTTAATATGTTTCCAGATGGTGTAGGTAATATTTCAATTTTACCCATTACATCATCACCTTGCCACCACAATTCTAATATATTATGACATACATTTTTTAAGTTAATAATTGGAGATTCAGGATGATCTAATTCACCTAATGCTCTATTTTCCTTAATATATGTGTCTTTATATTTTTGTACTTCTCTCTCCAATGTATCTTTAGGATACACACGGCCGTTACCATTTTTGGCATCAGCACGTTGTACTATACCTTCAACAATAAGTCGACCTTTATTTACTCTAACTGACTCCTGCAATAGTTGAGGTGTTAAGGTAAAATTGGAAATACGTTCTATTAATAGTTGTTTGCTCATATTATTCTTGGCCCATTTCGTCTAGTACTTCTTGAACTAATTTTGTAATAGCTGGTTTTAATCTTTCTTTGATATTGTTATTTCCTGATTTTTCTGATTTTTTGATATCTATATTAGCTTGTATTGCTTGATTAAGAGCTGTTCTTAATTGGGTAACACTAGTTTCTAAAGAAGGATTAACTCTATCTAAAATATAATCAAATACATCTTGTATCTCAGCAGCATTATTAATCAAGTTAAGTTTTTGATCAAGCATAGGTACTCTTTTAAGTAAACTTACTACGGACATAGCATCTGCTGGCATTTGGGTTGTTTTCATTTCGTCTAATTCAATTTTCATTAATTTAGCTACTTTTTGTCTAGCTTGATCTTTAAGTACAGGTAATTTAGCTTTAATTTTAGCAATAGCATCTCTACCTTTTGCTTTAATAAATGCTTTAATTTCAGTAGTATCATCGGTTTCAATAAAGTCTCCAAATACATCATCAAATGATCTTTCGTTTTCATCTAATGATTGTGCTTTTTTACTATTTATTTCTCTTTCTATTTTACTTATTTGAGCTCCTAGTTCTTTAACTGTGTTTTGTACAGCAGGTGGTATGTTTGTATTTGAACGAAGCTTTTCACGTTCTTTTTTCTTTACATCAATAAGAGATTCTAAATCTTTAATACTATGTTTTGATAAATTATTGTAATTAATAGATTCTTTTAAACCACCTAAACGTTTCAATAACAGTTTAAACAGTTCTTCTTGAGTTATACCTAATCTATCAGCCATTGTTTGAATAGAAGCATCATTTTTAGTAATTTCTTCTTCAGCGCCTTTAAGATCTTCAGGTTCTATGTTTTCTTTAACAACTTTAACTTTTTTCATCTCATTTTTAGTATCCTTATCTTTAATAGGTTCTAAACCAGAAGATGTGTCTTTAACTTTTTTATTTGCTTTAACTTTTGGTATATCAGTTAATGTTGTAGCAGGATAAACACCATCTTGTTCATCTACCTCAGGAGATTGCTCAACTTTTTTGTATTTAGTTTTAGCATCTGGTGTTGGTGAATCATAGGTTGGTTCTTTATCCGGTGTACCTTTAACAGCATCGCCTTCTACTAACATTCCTTTAGTTTTTAGGATAGCTACTGAATCGGCAAATGAGTTTTGGTTAGTAACAAAACTAGGGAACATCATTCTTGCATTGCGCAAAAATTGATGCTTGGTCATTTTACCTTCTTGTAACTCTTGATATTGTGAGCTAATATTTTTCATTATTCTTCAGTATTATCGTCAACGCTTTCGTTTTCGTCAACAGTTTCATCTTTTCCTACTAATTTTTCCAATATATCTTCTAAATCTTTTTTCATTTGATCCGTAGGAAATACTACAGCATATGATTTAGGATTTGTTTTATAATATTTTTCAGTTTCTTTTTTAGCTTTAGGTAAAGCAGATTTAATTTTAGTAACTAGTTCAATAAGTTCACCGAATGAATCTATTCTAGATGCTTGAATTTCTTCTCTTTCCTTTACTTTTTTAGAATCTTCTTCTTTTTCTTCAGCTAATGTAGACAAAATATCTTCAAGTTGTAAAGATTCTTTTTCAGTGTTTAATATACGACCATATGCCTCTTTCATTGTGCGATAATCTTTCATTAACTCACCAATGTCAGTTTTATGAGCACCACCAACACTATTACCAGATTTTTTGGCTTCTTCTACACGATATTTAATTTCATCGCCTAGTTCGTCTAATTTAGATTTAAGTTGGTCTTTACTTAATACTTTTCTGCTTTCGTCTTTCATTATTTTGATAGTTTTTTAACGTTTTGAGATAACTCATGTAACCTTTCAGACAAATCATTAAGTTGTTCTACTTTAGATGTCCAAAATGTATCTTTTTTTACTACATTTTCGTTTTTTAATCGAGAAGAATATTCAATTACTTGCTCAATTTCTTTAATACGATTTTTTACTTCACTTAATGCGCGAGTAATTTTACGTTCTGGGGTTACTTTAGAAACATTCTCATTAAAACGACGGTAAGATATCTCGTTTAATTGTTCTTCTTTATAAAGTTTAACAGATTTCGGTTTTGGTGTTGATGGAAATTGTTTGTAGTCGTATATTTTAGAATCAGAGGGCATACCCGGTTTTACTTTTTTAAATCCGTCTTTGGTATATGTACTAATGTCTGCTTTACCTACAAAATTTTTTGAAGTATATTCACCACCAGCACTAGCTGTAGTACTAACTCCGCCGTCTTCTGAAAGAACACTATCAAGTAATTCGTCTATTATTTTTTTAATGTTGTTTGGTATCATAGAGCTTTTATTTCATGGATTAATTCATGAAACTGGAGGATGTTTAGTATATCCTCATCTTGTACTTGTTCGTTTTTATCTAAAGGTTTAATTATAGATGCTAACTCTTTAAGTTTAATTTTTGTTCTTTGATCTACTACTTTATGTTGTAATAATTCTAATGAATTCTTAATACCTTCTAAGTTTTCATTAATGAATTCTTTTAAAGAAACAGTATTAGAGATTTTATTAATGTATACTCTTAATACTTCACGTTGTTCCGGTATTAAATGAGCATATTTCTCATTAAATTTCTCAATCATTATTTGCGAGATTAAAGCACGAGTGGCTTTATCATGAGAAGCATATTCAAGCATTACTTGATTTTCAACTTTATCTTTATCTATATCTTGTTTTGTCAAGAATTCAAGTAAAGTTATTTTATTATCAATAATGAATGATGGATCTATAAATTCTAATGATATTTGAGCTTCAATTAAATTATAAACAGACGCATGTGCTTTATAATTGTGAATTTTTGCTTTAAAGAATTCCTCTAAATCGTAATGTTGTTTAAGTTCTTTAATAAGATTATACTTTTCCTTACGTAAGGCAGTACGATTTAAACGTTCCGCTAACTTAATTGTAGAGGATATAATACTTTCAGCTTTTACTTCGTTTAGAGAAGCAGCTTTAGTTAAAGTTTGATATAATTTATATTCTTTGCCTATTTCTCCTTTGGAAAAATATTTCTTAACAATACCAACAGCCGCGGAGTCTTTATTAGACATAATATCTGCGGTGATCTGTCTGGTAAGTAATTCAAATAATATACCAGTGTTCTTAAATTTGTTATGTTTTAGTTTCACTCTGTTAATTTACTGTTTATAAATATATATTTGTTTATAGATCTTTAAGATTTGATTCATCTAATAGCGAGGAACCTGTTTCTTCTTTACTAAATACATTAGATTTAACAAACATCTCACTAAGCATTTGTTTATTTTGTGCATATATTGCTTTAGTTGACTCAAGTGCTAATGGTGAACCACCTTTAGGGGTTGGAGCCGCTGGTGTATCCGGGTTAAGGTCTCTAGACTTACCAAGTGGGTCTTTACCTAATATGCGTTTTTGTGTATTGTAAACAGATGTTTTTTCTTGTGGTCTTCCAACAGGTACATCTTCATCATATGGTGGTGGTACACCCATATCGTTTCTTCCTTTACCATATAGTGAAGCAAGATCATGTGGTGTTCCGTATGATTGACCACTTGTAACAGGGTCATTACCTTCGTTTTCAATTTGAGACAATCTAAACATACGTTTTTTATCTTCAACAACTAGATCTCTCATGTCATCATATTTGTCTTCACTCATATGGAATAAGTAATCATAAATATAGTCAGTTGGGAATAAACTAGCATCCATAATTTGTTTAGCCAAATCAACTTTTTCTTTCATTAATGCTACTCTTTCTTGATCATAAACAATAGATGGAGTAGTTAATTCTAATTCAAAATTTGTTAAGTTCTCATCAGTATACCCTTGAGCATATAAGTGAACTAATGCTATTTTAGTTAATTCAGATACAACAATACGTTGAATACGTTCAATTGTACGAGCAAAACGAATATCTTGTTGTGCTAATGTAGATTTACCCTCAACATCTGCTTCGTATCCTAAAAATGCTTTCGGCACTTTCATAGCAGATAACATTTTGTCTCTTAAGTAAACAACATCATCAATAGCGTTGTATTCAAGACCAGGTAAAGTATCGATTTTAGTTGATGTGTTTCCACCTCTAACAGGTATGTAGAAATCCTCATTTACAGTCATCATGTTATAACGTAAATTGTATTCACCTGTTTTTGGATCAACCATAGGAGTACGTTGAGTTTGTCCTTTTAATTTTTCCATGAACGCAGGAATTTCATTTGGTGGAACATTACCAGTATCCACATAATAAACTCTACGTTGTGGTGCTCTTAATATACGGTGAATCAACATCGCATCTTCCATCAATGCTAATTGTTTAAATATTTTACGAGCTGGTTCAATATATGATCTTCCGTAAGGTAGGAAGTTATAATCCCCTAGTAGTCTAAAGTTAGCTACCTCATAGTTTTCAAAAACCATGTCTTTATTATCTAACCCCCCTAATACACCAGTGTATGCTGCATTTGGTTCAACTCTAAATTGAACATATGATGGATTTTTAGGATCTAATCCTTCTTCTCTAATTACGTTGTAAACGTTAAGTGGAATAACTTGATATACACCATATTTTTCAGCAATATGCATGTGTAAATAAAAATCACCATATTTACACATTGAACGAACCCAACCCCAAAGATTAAATTCGATATTAAGTACATCGTAAAATAAATTATATAATATTCTTTGAATATTTTCATCAGCAGATTTAATAGCTAATACTTCACCTGCTCCGTTTTTAAGTGTAGACTCATCCGCTACAATATCCAATACAGAAGCAACAATTGGATCACCATCCATTACCTCATAATCATTGTATAGTTGAGGTCTTAATACTGTATAATTGGAGTAAGGAGAATTACCAACATATGTACCTAAACCTCCAGTATAGATACGTTGGTATCTTTCCGGGTACATATTGGTTTGTACTACACCCGTTGCTTGGATGTGGTCACTGTCTATTACTTGTATTTGGCTCCCACCAACGTTCCTAATGATTACGTCGTTTGAGAATAATCGTTTTAATCTACCAAATAAGGATGTATCTATCATGTTTATAAATATTTTTTTATCTTAATAACCAGGTAATATCTTCTTTACCGTGATCTGCTTGTATAGCCCATGGATTAGCCATTTGTTGCCCGTGTGCGTTTATAGCATTCATGGTACCTCTATCCATAGTCATGTTCATTAAATTTGTTCTATCGTATTCTACATTAGATTTTCTAAATCTTAATGCTGTATCTCTTAAGTATAGTCCCATACTAAATGACATTACTGAGTCATCATTGTATCCTTCTTGGGCTTGTGCTTTACCATTTTTCCAGATAAACACTTTCATTTCATCTAATAAACGTTTAGATTTAATAACACATGCTTTTTCATGAGTATATTCTCTAAATTTTTCAATCATTAGAGGACGAGTTTTAACTGATGTTGTAAAGCCAGCTACTAAACTATCTAAATTTTCTGATCGTCTAGCCCATTGATCTGATGTGTATGCTTCTGTTTTGGGAGAGTAATATAAATTTTTATATCCTCTATCAATAGCTGTTTGCACAGTATCCCAACCCACATTTGCATTCTCAATTGCTAATAAAGCATCGTTATATTCTGCTGCTAAACCAACTAATAAATGCCCATAATCGCGAGTGCCTATTTGTCCCTTATATTCAGCTACTTGAGTAGATGTTTCAAGATCAAAAACATGGCATGCTGAGTAATCTTTTCCATCTCCTCGGGCAACATCCGCTGTTACTAAATATGATTTATTATAATCTGGTTGTTCCCAGATCCATAAGTTGCCATCGGTTCCTCGCTTTTCAACAGGCTCTACAATATTTGCTTCAACCCATTGCATTACATCGGCTTCGAATACTGTATCTCCCGAGGTATTAAAATCACAATCACATTCTTGAGCGGCCATTCTAAGCCCTAGATCTGCATCTTGTTGATCACGCCATACTTGATTTCGTTCAGGATGCACATTCCATTTTAATCTAATTGGAACAAATGAATTAGATCCTATTTCTGCTTTTTGCCATGTTTGGTGAAACCAATTTCCTGTTCCATTTGGAGTAGATAATGCTATACATCCCCCTCCCGTTGCTAACGTTTGTTGAGCCGAAGCAAATATTTCATGTATGCTATCAATAAACGCGGCCTCATCTATTATAAGTAAAGATACGGCTTCTGAACGACCTGCATCCCCGGCTGCTGATACGGCTTTAACTTGAGATCCGTTTGGTAATTTAAGTAAGAGTTTGTTGTTCTCCAAGGGTTTCTCGGCTCCTTTTAACCAAGATGGTAAATTATCATACATAAATCGTACTTTAGTTACCATGTTTTTAGCTGTTTCTTGTTTTGTCGCTATACAAAGTATATTTTTATCACTTTGAAATAACATTAACCATAAAGAAAAACCAGCCACTAACGTTGATATACCTAGCTGTCTAGATTTTAATACAACGTTATAATTATTTTTTTGAAATTGAAATAAAACCTTTTCTTGAAATGGATATAAATTAAATTGTATTCTTCCCCTTGTTGGGTGTTGAATCATACAATATTTTTTCATAAAATGAGCAGGATCCGTCATACACTTGACGTACTCTTGTTTAATTATCTCCTTTATATTTTGTTGTTCACTCATATAGTGTTTTTATATATAAATATACAAAAGGCCTAACTTAAAATGAGTCAGACCTTTATGTAACTTATTATACGGGTGTTTATTAGTCTAATTCTTTTAGTATATTAATTAGACTGTTAATATCGTCAACATGGATTACAACTTTTTGTCCGTTATCTTGAGATAAAATTATTAAATTTGGTCTTGTTGGATGTGGTTTAACACTTAATTGATAAACAGAACCAGGAGCAACATTGGCGTTAAAACTATCTGTCTTTTCTACTTCATAAATACTATTATAATCTTTAAAATCAGTATTATCATCATCTACACCTTCATGAACATCATCGTCATCATCAAGATAATCTATTTCATCTATTGGTTCTTCTATGTCATCTGCTAATTCTCTAGCAGCACCAAATAATTGAGTATCAGACCAATTTCTGGCTTCTTCTCTAGTTAGATCTAAAAAATCAATTAATTCAGTACGACCCATTTTATTGATTCTATCCGCAGTAAATTTATCAGTTTCTTCAATAAATTCAACTGGGTCTTTTTCAGTTCCTAAATTTTTATTTCCTGTTATTCT